AACCAATATCGAGTGTAGAAGGGTTCATAAGCTTATCAAGAGGTCCTCCTGTCTTAAGAGCTAGTACATCATCTTTACTATTAATTCTTACTGTCTTACCTCCATGAGTAAGTACACCATCATCTACCTTTACCATCCCACCTGCAGGTGCTGGTGGTTTTTCACCAGTAAAGAATTTACCTATACTTTTCGTATATTCAGGCGGCATAATATAATCAGTAAATAGACCGGATAAGAATCGACCAGCAATATCTCCTAATACTCCCCCTGCTATAGCACCTACAATAGCACCTGGTCCAGTCCAGGATGTAAGCAGCCCGGCAAGTATTGCACCAGCACCAGCTCCTACAGCTCCACCAACACCGGTAATAGCTCTTCTACCAACTTTTTGATGTAACTCTTCCTCAGATCCAATTTCACCATTTGCATATTGCTCTTTTAAATTCTTAATATCATTAGCAGCAAAAAGTCCTTCAATTATTGGACCAAGAATTGGAATTCTTCTTGCTGCACCACCTAAAAATTTAAGAAGACCACCTGCACCTTTACCTACTAAGCCTTTAACTGCTTTTCCTACAGCCCCTTTAGCAGCTGATTTACCAACATTAGCAATAGCACCACCAACAGCCTTCGCTCCTTTAACAACACTTGTAGCACTTGACTTAATAGCTCCACCAGTTGCTTTAGCTACATTAACAGTACCTGTAACTACCTTTGAACCAAGTGATTTAGCACCGCTTTTAAGACGACTAAATAAACTTGGCTTTGCTGGGTTACCTGCTACTCCTGCAGCTCCTGCAGACCCTCCTACTCCTGCTGCAGCTGCAGGTTTAATTAAATTCTTTAGCTTGTTAACATGCTTCATTAATGCATTTTTTGCGCCTATAAATACATCTTTAAGTCTTGTAAAAGCAGCACCAATAGCACCTTTGAGAGCTTTAACTGGTCCTGAATTCATTAATCCTTTAAATAGGTTACCAGCCCATCTACCAAGACCTTTTAAAGCTTTTAAGGCTACACTACCAATCTTACCAAGTAACTTTTTTGCTGCTTTTAGACCTTTTAATAAGGCACCTTTAAGAAATTTTCCCATTTTACTAAGTAAACCGAATAACTTCTTTTTAAGAAACCCAAATATCTTTTTAGCGAAGGCTAAAATACCAAGACCAGCAAGTAGCTTATCGATAAAACTAGTACCTTGTTTCTCTGCATCACCTTCAGTAACTTCTTTTGCAGCACCTGAAACACTAGCCTCTTTTTTAACTCTAGATGTAGTAGAAGACTTACCTGCTTCTGGACCAGGATCAATTACATTCTTAAGAATCTTAAAGATACTTTCGTATCTAGACTTCTCATTAGACGTTAGAGTTGGACTAACAGCTCTAGCCTTACTACCAGCTTTCTTATCAACTACAACTCCTTTTGTTCTAGGATTACCGGTAGCTGCCCCAGCAGCAGCCATTTGCTGCTGAGCATTAATTATATTAAGAGTATCTATAAGAGCTTCTGTATCTTCTGACGCCACATAGATATTTAATCATAGAGCTTTAGTCTGCAGCCAAGAAACCTGCATCTATCTCTACTACCTTACCATCATCAAAGGTGAGAGACTCTTCTTCTATTGATTTAGTACCTGAGATATAATCAATAATACTATTATTTAATGCAAGGGGTAGCTCATTAACTATACTAACCCTCTCATAAACACTAATATCATCAAAGTTTATAACCACATCACCAATCTTAATACTATCAATATACTTAACAATTTCATAGATAAGAACTAGCTCTATACTTTGTACCTGTTTCTGGCTATCTGTAAGCTTACCAAACTCTGCAATTAATTTTGTATTAAGCTTTGTATCAGTATCTAGAGTAGGTACTCTTAATGATACCTCGATACCATTTACTTCAATCTTTTTTGTAAGCTCAATCTCTTTAATATCATATGGCTTGAGAGTTGATAGATCATACTGCTTCTCTTCAATCGAAAACTTGTCACCAATGGACCCCTTACGTAGCTCTAGAAGAAGATAAGCACGATCACATAGCAGAAACTCAATATCTTCTTCACAGTTATCCTTTATCATACTATTAAAGATACTACCTGTTTCGATAGTACCTTCAACCCCATCAAATGCAGAACGTAGCAACTTCTTTTGCTGTGTAACGTTAAATTGTTTAAATGTTGCTTTCTTTTTTGTAGATGGCACCTTAATTGAAATAGTATTTGCCTCGCCTACTTGTTTTAGATCTGCTAAAAAGTTCTTTACATCTGCCTTCACACTATTAATTATTCTCTTGTTGCTGTTTTGCAAGTCGATCGTTTTCCTCTTTGACTTTCTTATTATGATGATTCATAATAATTTTAGATTCTATTGGCGACATCTTAAAGAACAAATCAGAACCTGGTGTAATTATATTTTGAAAAAAGTATATCATATTATAGAACTGATCTAAGTCAGTAGTAAATATATCACTTATAAATTGTATAATGCCATTACCAATTACATCTATATCAAACCGTTCAACTCCTATAGATTCGTTTTCAGCAATAATAGTAATATTAAGAAGATCTGTAGTAATAGTATTGATAAATTGTTTTATCCGTCCAAATATACTAGATGGTAGATTATCGAGAACCTCTGTTTGTTCTTCGTTCGTAAGTTCATAAAAGTTTAGAGTATTATTACCAATAGTTATATTTTTAATTGAACCTATTAGTAAGTCGTCGACTTTATTAAAATATGACATTGCTGGTAAATCTAATACAACATGTACCCCATCTTCTATAAAGCTAGTCTCAAGATCTTTATAGTTAGCTTCCAGTGAATCAAGTAATGCAACAAGACTAATATCTATTTGCCTTTCTTTACTATTAATAATTAACTTCTCATCAACAAACAACATTCGAATATAGATTAATATATAGAACCTATCAAAGATATTTAGATCAGCATCTAATACTGTACTTTCAAAGAAAGAATTAAGACCTTCATAGTCTTTATTCTCTGCAAACTTAACTATAGTTAAGTACTGTTCATTACTAATTTCAGGTATTCTACGCTCTTTACCACTTGGTAACCTTATCTTAACACTAAAGCTCATCCCTACCTGGGAATATTTATATCGTAGTGTGAAAAAGTCCATCCTACAGACCTCTTAATATCACTCTCAGATAGCTCACCATAGCTCATTTGATCAGCTGCCATACTTACTGGCACACAATTATGAAAATTAGTTTGCTTACGTACTTTATACTCATGAAAACCACGCCTAGGGTTCTGAGATGACCCCCATTTATCACCATAGAAAGCATCTGTTCTAGAATACTGAGCTATAGTTATATTACATTTTATATCATTCTCTCCATCTTCAATTAACCCTTTATAAGAGGTAGCTACAATCCAGGGCTTAATAAAGAAGTCAAAAATATCTGTATTAGTTTCTAGAAAGTCGATAGAGAGTCCATTGGTACCATACTTACCTCTTGCCTCACCATAGTAACCTTGAATGAACCCTCCAGCGCCTGGTATATCAGTAGTGTTTACTTGTACATTTTCAGTAGGCATAGATACACCTTGTGCGAGTAAATAACCTTCATCATTACTAGAGAATCTATCTATAAGATCCGTCTCTACATGAAATGATCCAGGTTGAAAATCATCAAGGGTTTGTTTAATATTCGAACCAATGTTAGTAAGAGTCCTATCCCCATCACGACCAGAGAAATAAACCCCCCAAAGGTTCTTGAGGGGTATATCTCCAGACCAGTCCTGATGGACTTGAATCCTCTGTTTAATTGGCGATGCCATCTATCTTATTGCTCTTTTGTATAGTAGTGGTACGAAACAGTTGAGTTAATCTCTACTGTAGCACCCGTTCCATCAGAGATATTATAAGCAATGTTATCAATATTACGAATGGAAGCACCAACAAGCTTGTATTGAGCTACTGGCTCAAGCTCTTTGTCGAGCTGTGCGAGTTGGATAAAGAAATCATCATCTGGTGTACCATACTCACCGGTAGAGTTAAGGTCATCAAATACTGAACGAGAGGCGCCTTCGAAGTAGTTACGAAGCTCGCTATCAGCATCAAGATAGAAGTTAAGAGCATAGGCATCTGAACCCGGGTAGGTTGCAGCACCAGGAACGTTCAATTGAAGACCCATATAAGGTACAGGAACGTTAGTAATGTTACGTCCTGGAAGAGATGCAGTCTTGACATATACAAGATCATTCTCACCAAGAGCTGGAACACCTTGAAGCTGCATTTGCGTTACTCTAAAGAGAAAGTCTCTTGAGAAGTCACGATCGGCGGCAGCGCGATAGAAATTCTGAATAGTCTGGTTTACGGGCATACTAATATTTATGCAGTATACATGTAAATTGTACAAAAAAAGAGGAGGTCTTTCGACCTCCCCTTATATGGTTTATAACTATTGAACTATTAGTTAGATACGATTTCCTCAAAATTCGTTCCTGTTCTTAGAGCAGAGAAGTTAACGAGGATAAATTCAGCAGTACGTACTGGCTTAAGATAAATGTCAACAACAAGCTCGTTCTGGTCAATGACCTCTGGAGTGTTGTTACGATCATCACAAACAAGCATGAAGTCATATAGACCGTCATCAGCTTTAACACGCTCAAAGAACGGTGTCAAAGTGTTAATAACTCTCGTACGTGTAAACAATGTATTGTTCTCAAAAAGGAAGAATTGCATTGTCTTCTTCGTAATCTTCTCAAGATAGAGGAAAGTACGACGAACATTAATTCTATCAAATGCACTTGGCTTCTTAAGCAATGTCTTCTGGCCGAAGATTACATTACCTTGATCAGCAAAGTTAGCAATAGGGTTAAGATTAACTGTATACAAATCATCACGTTGACGTTGGTTTGGAGTGATTGCTATATCAGAAGCATCAGTAACTATACCTCGATTAAATCCAGCAGGTGCGCCCCATGGTCCAACTGCAGCATCTGTTGAAGCCATCTTAGCAGCAGCAAAGCCAGAAGATGGAACATATGTTTGCAGTCCAGTGTAGTTATCATATACTGACATCCAGTTAGCATACACAGTAGCATATGAAGTATTAGCTAGAGAGAACTGATGACGCATTGGCCAGTAAATGTCAGTATAGAAATTCCTATTAGGATCTTTCTGTATTTTACTATTCTTACCAGATACGAGCAATTGACGAATTGGATCAGCAATGAAAAGAACATCACCACGACCACCATCCTTGACCGGACCTGCAAACGTTGCAAAGCGGTTAAAGATTGTAGTATAAGCTGTACGAGCTGTTTCATCAGTAGGATCATTAGATGTTCTTAATGCTTCAATAGGCAATGTTGTTTTAGTATCATCAAATGTACTTGCATCAACACCGGTGGCAGTTTGCTGATATGTATGAATGGTACCTAGACCACCTTCAGCCATAATATCGATATCAAACTTACGATCATTTCTAACACGATTGAAAGCACGATCAAGCTTTAATGGAATACTACCTAGATCTTTAGCACTTAATGTACCAGTTGGCTCATGAGTACCAATCGGGACAAGTGATTCAGCAAGACCTATAGTACTTAAATTAAAGGTCGTAGTAACATTACCTCTGAAACCGGCGCCGACATTTTCAGTTGCTGTGCCTGTTCCACTACCTGCGCCTGTTGCTGTAAATGTAACACCTATTGTATCTGCACTAGCACCTATTGCTTGGAAGTCTGTATTACCTACTGATGTAATTGTATATACTGTTCCAATTTCAAATGCACCAGCTGTTATAGCTGCACCTGTACCATTATTATTCTGTAGAAAAAAGAAGTTTTCTGGAAGCCCTACACTCGGAACAACTCCTGAGACAGCTACAGTAGCTGTTGAATCATCAGTGTTAGAGCCTAGAGTCTGTGATATCAATGCTCCTGATAATGAAGTTGTATAAACTCGTATTTTAGCTTTCGGGGTACCATCTGGATTAAGATCTACTCCGGAGAATCTATCTGAAATGTATGGATTAACAACAACATCGATGTTACGTGATTGATCTTCTATAGTGTCAAGTGAGTAATTAATGGGAGAACCACCATTTTCAGAATTGCGTTGACGGAAAGCACCAATAGAACCATTATAACCTTCTTCAAGAAGATAGTTAAGATTACCAGACTCTTTTGAGAAGGTAGAAGGCCCTAATTTAAACACTCCAATATTCAATGAATCATCAAACTCACGAGTAGTAATATCATATCCTACAATACGATCTTCCAAGACTTGCGAGATGGAATTAGTAGCAGGGTTAGTACCGTCTTCTGGAGTAGCAGAGAGTTGGAACTCAAAACGACTAGTAGGTATTTTTGTAAATGGCGCGCCAGCATTTATTGCAGCTGCAGAAGTAGTTACAGTAAATGCTTCAACAATAGCATCAAAGTTTCTTGCTGGGTTAATATTAGAGTTATCACCAACACCAATATAGTAACCATTAAATTGATTATCAATAGTTGATTGTCCTTTGTTAAATACAAGAACTGCTGCTCCACTCAAAGCTGCAAGAGATTTCCATTTTGCTGGATCTGTAACTCGGTCTGACCATCCCCATTCAAAAAGCTCACCAGATTTAATCTGGCGATATTCTTCCGGTGTGACTTCATATAATTGTGGTTTTCCTAAAATATAAACAGGATGTGATGGCTCAGAAAATTTTGCTGATAATGCACCTCCATTTGAAGCATCTGCTACAAGTGCTGGATAAGCAAGAACACCTAATTTTGTACCAAAACCAGCTCCATTACCTCCACCATATGGTAGTCGGTTAACAAGAAGCGATCCGGAAGAGTTAAGAGCAGCACGTGCCGTGTGATAGAAATATCTTTCAGCTGGTGTCTTTGGAGTACCATAGATTTGCTCAAACTCAGAAATATTTCCAAGTCCAATAACTTCATCCGTAGGTCCTTCAGAGGCAAATCCAGCTATGTAAGTTGTAGTCCCGGTCTGAGCTGTGCGTAGTGATAAATCACTTTCACGAATCTCTACACCAGGAGATTGAATTGTTCGTCTAGCCATAACATTATTTATGCCTTTTTGGACATAAATCTGTCAAATCTCAAATTTAATTAGTAATTTATTAGCTTGGAATGTATCTGTGAGTATACAAAAGTCATTGAGCTTTCAATCTCAGAAGAATCTCTATAGTTATAGTTCATTGCTCCAACATTTATTGGAAAAGCTTTGGTGTAAACGAACTCAATACGCTTATTATCATACTCATCTAAGCCATATAGAGTCATATCTGTTTGAT